AATATCAGCAACGAATCGGTTTCCATCAACAACTTGTGATGTATTATTCGATGAGTCACACACTATCTTAAAGTCTTCGATTCCTCGACGACCTTGAACATCTCGTAAGAATGGCGCGATTGCATTAACAAAAGCTGATCTTGTAAACTCGTCGTTAATTTCAAATAACTGGAATTTAGCAGATGTAGCAATTGCCTTCTCAACGGTCATAAACAACCTACGAACATTAATGCGATCAAACGCAGAAGGACGTGCTAGGGCTGTCTTATCACCATATAGAACGATACCTTGGCCAGGGAAAGAAACCACTGGGTTAACTCTTTTCTTGTATAATTCATCACGATCGGCCTGCTTAGGATTGTAAGCAAGTTTAATAACACTTTGAATATTACCTCGGTTTAATCCAGCTGGAGAGAACCATGGCTCTGAAACATTATCTGTATTTGCGCAAAGACCTGCAATATGACCGCATAAAGGAATCCAAACATATTGGTCTTTATAACGATTATAAACATAAGCAGGAGTACTATCAAATACTGCATAACTTGTAGAAGTAACACCTCCGGAGCCAGATTTACCTTCAAATTTCCATAATACCTCATTCAATCGGTCGACATCATTTGTGTATTCTTTAACCTTTAAAGGAGCAGAAAGGAATGCCATACAGTCTTTACGTGTATTAGCAATTTCTAAAAGTTTATCATCAACGGTTTTGGTTTTTGACGTTACATAATCGTAATCAAGAGCAAGCTCTGTAAAGTTCTGTGCAAAAATCAAGTTAACATCAACGGTTTCATAATCGCCAAATAATTCGATTGCCTCCACTACAGGATCTGCAGTATAATCGGCGTCGTCCATTCCATCTGCGAGATCAACATAATATTCTTCAAAACCTTCCACTGGAACTGTCACTGTGCCGGTGGTCTCTGTAACCTCTTGTAAAATACTATTAATTCCAGCATAAAAATCTATAAGCGCTCCTTGAACAAGAATAGGCTCTTCAGTAGGACGAACGGCCCAAACATATGAACTTCCTCCATTTAATTTAGAAACCCAATAGTTAGACTCACCAAACTCATCTTTTGCATTTGCTGCCATTGATAAACCTTGGTAAATTTCAAGAATGCTACCTTGATCTCCAGAAAATGCACCACCTTGGTCTACAACCAATACGTGAATTTCATCTTTTGCAGTTGTATCGCCTAAAAGATTTTCCGCCCAAACAGTGTTGGTTGGTTTATATCCTAATTGAGCTTTAATGGTACTATCTACTGTGTCCCAATTGTCTTCTGTTATAAAATAAACACGCAGTGAGTTACCTAAAGAACCCGCATATCGTGCAACGATATTCGAATCAATCCCAAGTAATTCAGATGATAATCTATCTAAGTCGTCTTGTCCATTAATTACGCCTGGGTCATAATCGCCAGTGAAGCCGGCTGGTGCTGGAATAGTATCCATACCTGCGCCTCCTGATGTCGCGTTATAAGAGCCATTAACGGCCCGCGCTACTTTTAATGAATTGCCATATTTTAAAAAGCTAGCAGCAGTTAAGAAGCTAACTTCGATTTCTCCCTTGATTTCTGGTGTTCCAAAAACCTTAGCGAGGTCTGTTTCTGAGCCTACCGTGACTAAACGTCCCGACGGTCCCCAACGAAAGTACCCTGCATATCCACCAATAGAGGTGGATTGTGCTGGCACTATATCTGTGAGATCAGTTTCTTTGATCTCAACTCCAGGTGATACTAAAAATCCCATAAGTTTTTCCTTTCAGTGTATTTTGTTTTACAATTTATAATTAGCATAATAAGAATATTCTCAATAACAATATTTATTTTATAACGGCCCTTAAAAGGCCGATTTCCAATCTTTAATATTATCTACTAAGTTACTATGCTCATCGTTTCTATTATCTTTAGATCCATGCATATAACCAAATGGAGGTAGATCCTCTTCCATTTCCAGAATCCTTTCTTTATATAGAAGATCTTTAATTTCTATATCAGTTAATGATCTGAAAAAGTCAGTACTAACAAACCATGCAAATAAAACAAAGTTCATTACAGAATCATCGTGTGTTCCACTTGCACCCGAATATGAGTTACCCTTTGGCTCAAACGAACTAAATTCTGCTATTGTATTGGGATCAACCAATAATAATTTACCGCCTTCTAACAAATCTTTTAAGTTAGAACAGCCCATTCGTTTAACTTTTGCAGACATTGTTACGCCAATACCATTTGATTTTACTGTGCTTGTTGTAAAAGTATTTTCATACTCATGTTCATAATAAACAGCATTACATACTACTTGTCCTGCATCATTATTCTCTATAATTACAAGCGCATCGTTATATGTTTTTGCTGCTCTAATAATAACATCTGGGAATAATAGCGGGGAAATTGTATTATTTCTATATGTACAAACTTGTTTAAATGGTTGGTTTGTTATATCAATGACAGAAAAAGTACTATAGTCTTGTCCTCTTCCCTTTGAAACATCTGCAGTTAAAACATAAGTATGACTAAGATTTGGCTCTTCATAATAATTAATATCATGTTGAATTTTTTCAGGATTTCGTGAATTCATTCCTAAAAGAACATTTGTATCAATTAAAGTATGAGAGCTACCAATAAACTCAATTTCAAATTCTTGTTTAAATTGAACGGCAGATGTATTAGCAATAGTTTCTTTTTTCCAAGCTTCATCTCTGCCTGGAACATCCCACCAACTAACTGTGTATGGCGCAAAGTTATTAGCTTTTTGGACAGCGCCTTCCCATAGTTTATAAAACATATTACCAAGTCCATTTGGAGTGCTTGTAATAATTACCTTAGTGTCTTCACCAGAAGTAATAACTGGATATGTACTAGTGTAAAACTCTTCCGACCTTTGAACGAAAGCAAACTCATCAAGGAATACAACATTCAAACTCAAACCACGAATACTACTAGAACTAGTAGCTCCGGCAATAATCTCAGAGTTATGACTGAAAATAATATTACCTTTATTTAAAACTTTACAGCCAGGCTGTAAAAAGAATGGTAAATTCTCTAACATTAGAGTTAGCCTCGCAAGCATTTCTCTTGCAGTTGCTCCTTTATTGGCAAGAATACCGATCTTCTTATTTGAATTAAATACTAAGTAATGAAGTAGCCATGCTATTGACGTGATACTTTTACCACTTTGACGGCAAGCTAAAACAATACTAAAACGATTATCTTTATAATGGTTTACAAGATCTTCTTGGTACCCTCTTAATTTAAATGGAACTAATCCTTTATCTAAACTAATTACCTTAACATATTTTTCGCAGAAGTATGAAATATTATTCATACATTTCTTATATTCAATTACTTCTTCTTTAGTAAAGCTTTGTTGTACTCCATCCGCTTTAATAAAGGTATTACCATTATAAGAATTATTTTTCATCTTTAATCAACTTCGATTATATTGTCAGCGTTATCATCACCTTTTAATAAATTTTGTAACTCTGTTGTAGTGCCAACAAAAATACTGTTATTTGTAGTGGTGGACGCTGCTTTATTTTCGTCTTTAATTAAAGCCTTTCGTTGTTTTTGTAAATCTAAAAGCTGCCCATTCATTTCTGCGGTTTGCTTTATTAAAGCACCAAGAACTTCAAAAGCACGAGGATGTTCTGCGTCAGCTGCTAAGTTATGCATCTGCTCAATAGCTTCTCCACTAGTATCAATTAAACTTTTAATTTGTTTACGAGCTATTTCAAAATCCTCTTCAGCATCTGATATAAGGCGGTCTTGAGTTGGCTCCTTTTTTAAAGGGCGGAGTTCCATATTATTTTTCATTTCACTTGGAATATTATTCTCAAGTGATTTTAAAATTTCGTTTTTATCTTTACTCATAATATAATTTATTTAAAAATTGCCTTAATCATCTGGCCAAATATCTCTATCAGGATCAATGATTCCTAAGTTAACAACACAATCAAAATCATCTTCGGTTTGCGCTCTCAGTGCCGTTTTAACTTCAACGCCGCCAAAGGCATCTTTGCCTTCTTCTTCCATAATACTTACATCAATAGCTTTAATTAAACCGCCGTTATTACATGGTATTAAAGGCCCTGCAAACTTAACCTTAACGCCAAAGCTCAATGTATATATAATAGTTCTTCGTGAATCTTTAATACCACCTTGATACGAATCTTCATGATCAAGGGAGTTTAGGCTTATTGGAATATCTGTTATACTCTCAGGACCTTCTAAACCTTTTACTGAAAGCGTATATGAAGGGCTAAAGAATGGTAAAATTTGTTCAACGATTTGAAGAGCTTCGTCTTGAGATCTAGATAAAACATTTAAATCAATTGTCATGTTATAAGGTACTGCTTGAAATACATTAAAGCAATTTCCATCAGCGTCCTTTTGTATTGTTTGATTAAATTTTGTTAACTTAGTAGCAGCGTCATATGTAATATCAGCAATCTCAAATGACATTCTTGGTAATTTAATAGCAATAGATTCATCAAGGGTAGATTCATTTATTCTTGCCAAATATCTTTCTCTTGGCGCATAGGCTAAAGGAACTCGCTGAACGCTTGTTAACGCGCCATCAACTCGCTTACCAATATAGATATCATTAAATAATGAGCCAAACACACTAATGATCTTTCGAACATTGGCATGGTAAAAATAATCGTGTCCTAGCATAGTTTTTTATTTATTGGAAATTAAATGGTTCACCGAATGGATTGCTCTCTGAAAAGTCAATAAATTCTAAACCGTTAGCCGCATCAGCAAACGTTGCATTACCTGCCCAATGATCTGAATTAAATATATCAGAGTCGGAATCGTCAAGGCTTCTTAGTTCACTTATAATTAAAGAGCCCCCGCTTTCAGTACCTAAGAATGATGTGTTAGCCTCAATATTATGGAAATATCCGTCATCAAACGTTAAAGTGCCAACTCTCATTTCTTCAACAATTGGGTCACTATCTGGAACTATATTATATTCAAAGAACTCTGTATTACCAGTTATACCGCCGGGTGTAGTAAATGTTAATGTTTCTCCATCAATAAAATTTGGTTCTGTTTTGGAATCAATAACAAAAGTAAATCCTTGAGAAAGTTTTTCTTGTATGTCATCAATATCGTCAATGCCTGTATCAATTTCTTGTCCTTCATATTCAAACTTCTCGCATGTAAGAGTAAATAATGGTAAGTCTTGTAATTGATAAAATGGTTTTTTAGAATCAGAATAACGAATTTCAAAAATAGATTTATAAAGAGGCACATAAATTAAATCGCCCTCTCTTGGACGCACTGCATCATCAGCATAACCGTGACGCTGAATAAGTTGGTTCCATCGATACTTAGCGACGCGTAACGTCATTTCATCTCTAACTTCTAAACCAAACTTTTCATAAATTTTAGAATCTCCTTCAAAGCCCTCCATTTCCTCAACATACATTTCAACTTTGAATGCTTTATCAAAGGTTGAAACCACGTCTTCATTTAAAACAAAGTCCCTCTTAATAATCTTACGAGGAATATAATAAACGTCAATGCCATGAATCTGTATGGACTCTATAACAAGAGACTCATATAAGTTTTGTTCAGACTTAGCGCCGTTTTGAAAATATTTATTTAAAGCCATTGGTATTATATTTTAACCACAATAAAAATCAACGGGTGCTTCATATTGTAATTGCCATCTTTCTTTAAGTTCTTTTAAATCTGTTACAGCGTCATCATAAATTGGCCTCCCGTTTATTGTTACGCCGCCCGGTAGTTGCATTCCTTCAAATTTAATTAGATTTGCACCCCATTGTTTTTTAAGAAGTAGTGTTAATAATTCTTTTAAAGCCATATCATTATATACTTCAGGATATGAATTTGGATCTATTGTTTGGTAACATTCAACAAGAATAAAATTTCCAACGCCGGCATAACCTGTAATATCGCTATGTATTTTAATTGTATTTTTGTGGCGACTATATGAAACCTGTTGAGAATGACCATTTATAATATCATCAATTAAT